TCATCTCTCTTTGGTGTTAAAGGTTTCTAACTCACCACCTTGATGTAACCTTTCAACGCAATCACACCATTCAGTAGTATTCTTATTATATACTTCCGCACACCTTTGCCCGAAAGTTTGTCCCGTTGCAAACACAAATAGAATTATTACAATCCCAACTAACAAACCTGCGAGTAGAGGTTTTTCTAGTTTCATCTCTCTTTGGTGTTAAAGGTTAGTACCATGCGTAGTAGTACATGTCGTCACCAGCCTGCCAATCATCAAGTGTTTCATTCACTATCTTGAGCGTGTCTGCTATGTCTCTCATGTACCATTCTCCATACGACGTGTCCCCAAAGAAGAACCCACTTGTTGTGGGTAGTAGTTCTTCAGCAACTTCGGCTCCGCCTCTGATTACTTTTAAACACCTACGCTGTAGGTCTAATAAGTCTTTCTTCGTCACACCAATTTTAGTACAGTTGTCCTCTTCGTCTGGCGCTAGATTGCGCGTGAAGTATTGGTGTATGGCATTAGCCTTGCGCCAATACCCTAAGTCTACCTCATCGATATCCTCATGTTCACGAGGACTGCGATTCAAATACATATCTAATCCCATGTTATTTTACCGTCTATTTTTTTATCAATCTCATTACGTAACTCTTTAGAGAGCAATTCAGTGGGCAGGTAAACGAGGTTGTCCTCGTTGTCATACATGCTCACCTCCAGATCCTCCACCTCGTGTTCAATAAGAGGCGGGGTATCATATGTACCTTCGTCCCGGTACACAGCGACCTGCGCTAATACATATAGCGTCTTTCCGTTGTAGTCTAATTCAAACTCCATATCAATATCCCATCAATGAGTTAAGGCCTTTGATTATCACGTAGAAGAACGTGAATATAGGGCCGTATATAAATACGTATGCAAGTATCTCTGCGAACAATGAAGGCTTGCGTCTTGGTTGAAATTCTTTAGGTGTCTTAGGCATAAGTCAAGTCATTTAATTTTAATATTTCCAAACATAAATCATGCGGTATCTTGCTCCGCTCATGGTTGTTGGCTCTCCCTTGAGTGCCGGTCTGCGAACCTCGTGGTGCAGCCTCATGACAAGGGTCACCATTCTTACACATAGGACGTGGGCTCCAACGTGAGTCGTTAGTCCATATGTCTGTTGGCTTCATACGTGTGTCTCCATACTGACAATACGTAACAGTGTGTCGTATCGGGTGACGCTTCATGAAGTCCATCTTGCGTAGCATACCACGAGGGTTCTCAATGTAGTACACAAGGTTAGGGTTCAACAGTGTAAAGTAGTGTATCAACTCATGGACTTTATCCAAAATCTTATCACTCTTTACAGCGAACTCTGACGTAGGTTCTTGTCCGTTGCGGTGGTGTCTCACACCTGCAATGCTGTACGATGTACACGGGGGTGATGCCCAGATCACGTCGGGTACCCATAGATTCTGACCGAATCCATGCACCTCTGCTACATCAAAGTCTAAGATGTCCACGACGTAATCAATACCACCGAATTGTTTAATGTCACTTGAGAATACATTCATCCCAAGTTCTTCTGCGGCTTTACCCACTGAACGTGAGCCGGCAAATAATTCTAATACTTTCATAAGGCAAGTTGTATTTAGTTATCTGTATTCTATTTTCCACACCTTCACGGTGCCTTCGTTAATCATAGCGAACACGCTATCCCAATCGTCAGCATCCATTGCCCACTCAAGGTCATCCTTGTGGTGTGGTATTCCAAAGTTGCTGTACGCAAATCGACCGGTGTTGATTACGAAATCTCCATCGTCGTTCTTGCTCGCTGTCCACCTGTACTTGTTGTCGCACATCACGGACACCAGATCAATCTTGATTTGGCGTATCGAATCGTGTGGATGCGGGTTTACGCTTAGTGTAGGTGGGTAGTCCACCAATTGTCTATAAGTCATATTCTTGTCTATTAAATTCTACTTCTGCTGTTGCAAGCACCTCGAGTGCTCGGTCTAACTTGATGCGTATATAAGTATTGTGCATCAAGTCGGCAGTGTCCCGTGCATCCTGCACGAGACTTGCCACTTGATTTAGGTTACTCACCACGCTTTGAGGTTAGTCGTTCAAAGAAACTTACTTTCTCATTCACATCACGCGTCACTTCATCAGCAAGAGATTGTAGTTGAGAGAGTTCAACCTCTTCAATCTCCGGCTCAGTGTTGGCCTTGAGTGTTGATTCAAGTCCCTTAAATGCAACGAACTCATCGAGTTGAGTTACCTTACGGATAGCCATAGCCAACAGCGGGTCGGTGCTGTCATTGGATATGAACTCACGTAGTAATTGCTTCGCTTGATTCGCATCAAGTGATTCAATCTCCACGTTCTCCAGGATCGTAGGGGTATTAGGTACCACCGCTCGCTTGAGTACTCGTGAGTCCTCTGCGATAGGTGTAATAGATGTTAGGGTAGGTAAGTTCCTACCTCTACCACAAAATTCTACGAACGCCAAACGCGCATCCTCGTAGTCGTTTGCGAACACTGTAAAGTAAGACAGCATTGTCTCACCTGCCGGTGCTACTCGGTCAATACTTTTGCTACCCTCACCTAAGTATGGATTGGGCACGGTTACTGCAAATACTTTCATAAGCATAGGTGTGCGGTGTTATCCTCTTGCACTCTTGAGTTTCGTTGTTACTAAATCATCTATGTCGCTTATCGCTAATTCGATTTCATGGGCTTGCGACCCGCCATCTTCTATCTCCATCATACATAGGTCAAAGAAGTCATGCACCTCATCCGTAAGGTCTGGGTGCTTGGCCACGATGTCCTTGCAGTATGTAATAAAGTTATCCAACATCTTGTCATCCATTTTAAACTGTGTAAATTGTTTCGGTTACGCCGGTCTTACCATTGTAAAACAAAGCGGCACCTCCATCATTCCCTTCATCATCGCACTGCAATATCAATTGCGTGTCGTCCTGGAATATTAAGACGAGCGGGTTCTTGTACCACATTAAACCCTCCATCTCTACATCATCCAATCTTCTCACCGCTTTTACGGTTTTGTTCTTCAGCAGTTTGCCGAATCTTTCTACATGTTCGTTAGCCATATCGTGTGTTATAAGGTTTGTAATCCGTTAATCAATTCCAAACTTGTTAAAAAAATTAAGTGTTTGTACCTACTCCTTCATAGTGATTGATGAGGTCTTCGAGTGCCTCCTCATACTTGAAGGAACCGTGATTGATGTTCGGGAAGTAGGTGTTGTGAAACTCACGGGCTGTGTACTCACTCAGTACCACATCCGCATAGGTTCCGCCTCCGTTTCCATCATTCCAGATCCGCACACCAGGCACACTGGTTGTGCATTCGTAACCCAATCCACGTCGGGTGTTAAAGTAACGGACTCCCGTTACCTTCAATTCTAAATTATTCATAAGCATTTGTTTTAACTGCACATTCGTGCTCCATAATATCTCCGTTGTCATCTACGATGTCGTAGCAACAACACTCACAAGTCACGTACTCTTTCATTACGATACATCTTTAAGTTCGTCACCCTCGTAGCCACACTCAAGTGACGACCACAATTCTATTACCTCATCCACAGCCTCTAGGTTGTAGGCACCACACTCCATGCACTCTGAGTTGAAGTTTATCGGTGGATGTTCTGCGCCACACGCTTTACAATCGTAGGCACCATGCAGTGGTGCTTCAAGTTCGTATGCTATCTCATCCAACTCATCGGTAGTAGTTATACCAAAGGATTCGTTCCAAGCATCCACATCGGCTTGGTCATCATCCCAATCGTATACGTAATTGCTGGATCCTGTGACGGCTGTGCTTCCGTAGTAGCGTACCGCCTTGCTGTGTGAGTCATTGCTGAACCAATTATCTCCAATCCATTCTCCAAGTTTCTCCCCGAAGATGCACCATTCACCGGTGTTGTCAAGGAACACAACCTTGTTTGTACCACCTAAGTAAGTGTAGATAGCATCCTCAATGAAAGGATTGTCAAGCATCTCCATGCTCATGTTAGGTATTGTGCTGAGTAATTCTGCGAACTCAGCGGTATCGCTTTTGTCCTTAGTGCCGAAGCCGGATATCACACCGTTGTGTACAAGCCCTAGCGTATCCGTTACAGGGAACGGGTGTAGGTACTCATCGCTCATACCATGAGTAGCGATACGGAAGTGCAACAGCATGGGCTTGTTGCCCACATCTGAAGTCTTGAGCGACACATAGCGTTCGAGGAACGTGTTGAATGAGTCCCCACCTTTGTTAGGAAATTTCTCAATACATAGCACACCATCATTGATGTACAAAATACCGGCACCATCATCGTTGTAGTTCCAACAGTTCTTTAGTTTTTTCTTAGGCAACATCTTGCCTGCATTCATAATTGCAATACACATAAGCATAGTTGTGCGGTTATATCCCATTGCACTCTTCGGTTTCGGTTATATTATTTTTCTGAAAGTTCATCCATTGCATTCAGCGTAGGCTGTGCATCCAAGCGGTACGCTGACCCGTATGTTCCTACGAGTCTGTCCACTGCATCTTGTGAGTAGGTTACTATCACACTACCTTTGACCTTGCGGTTTTTCAATCGTCTTACTGCGCTCTTGAAGAACACACCCACACCATCAGCACTGAAGTCGTATGAGCCATACAAATCATCAGCGAACTGAGCGTACAGGCTCACTACCTTGAACACTTGCTCCTCTGAGTACACCTTACGCAAGTGAACACCCAATTCGTTCTTAGGACTGAGCATCATTGTAATTACTTGCAACGGCTTGATGTGTTCGTTCTTGCACATGATGCGCATCAGATCCCTGCGCCACAATAGATTGGTGCTAGACTTGAACGCCGGTGGTAAACGAAACTCAATGTATCTACTTTGAACATTGACTGCCGAGTATTTACCGGCACGCTTGTAGTCAACAGGCTAGCGCTTGAGTGGTGAGTACGTGTTACCCAATCGGTGTCTCCATATTGCAAGGAACAGCGGAACGAAAGCAAGAATACTATCGAAGAAGTCCTCGCCCGAAGTACCACGCTTACCTACATTGATGTGCCCACCACATGCGCTGCTGTAATCAGCACCGAGATGTTCACGAAGCACTCGACTCTCCTTGATTTGCGTGTCCAACCTATCGGTAAACAAGTCAAACACAGGGCTAACCAATTCGAACCCGGAAGATTCACACAAACTACTGTCTGCCTCACGACACCATCCCGTGTCATCCACCTCATGCAAGTCCCACGAATAAATTACATCGCTATCCTCTTTCTCTACCTCGAAACCAATCGTGTGTCTAGTGTCGGGTGTAGTGTAGTCCCTGCGGAACCCTCCATGATACGGGTGAATTTTTTCCTGCATAGCGTCATACTCAGTTACGTAGCACTCACGTCTATCGCTCCACCAAATCTCATTACCCTCATCGTCAATGTGGTATGTTTCCCCATCATCCTCGCAGTACAGCGTGTCATCTGACCATGCCCACTCGCCCTCATGACGGCTACGACAGCCATCTATGTACCGAATTTGGTAACCATCTTCCATGTGCGGGAACCACACCGGGTCACCACATACCAAATGGCGCACGTTATCATTCCATTCATCAACAAGGACTGTAACCTCCTTGTATCCACCATCCATGTGAACCATGTGGGTTTCACATTCGCTTTCAACGGCGTACTCGCCCTCATACTCACTCGGTGCAGTCAGCACTAGACACACCGTGACTAGTCTTTGCTCACCATAGTAGTCGACAATCAAATTGTCCGACTCATCCGTTCTTCTATTATCATCCATAGGCATAGATTTATGTGCATCATTAGCCTTGCACACTTAGGCTTAGGGGACTGCATGGGACTCGAACCCATAGTACACCCAAACACCACGTTATAAACCAAAACCAAAAAGAATTGGTGCTTGTGTAGCAGTCCGTTTATAGTGTGGTCACCACTTCCAAAACATCCCCACAAACATAGGGTAACTATCTGATAATCAGTGTTAAAGAGTTGTTAAAACTCATTCTTAACCTTCGGTTCATCGGGTGAGTGACCTGATCACACCCACATCCACCGTACCATACGTGTCATGCACCTTACATAGGTACGCATGAGCCTCGCGCCATTTCCTGCTTTGCACACCATGTGTGTTCACACTCTTATACACAGCGAGGGCTTTCTTTATCCGGGTCAACTCATTCATACCTCAACGAATTTCAGTCCATAAACAGAGGGGTAATACATGTTCACCTTACCACTCGAACTAGGCTTGTGTGGTGGGTAAATTCCACGCACTACATCATTCACACCACGAGACGTTACCACAGCATCACCCATGTTCACCTCTACACCAGTGTCTATACGCACTAACTTCACTTCAACTCCATCGTAATTTTTCATACTCATTCACATTTATTTAGGGGACTGCGAGTGTCACGAGCACTCAGTACAAACAGGGCACAGGTATCCCCTTTGTAGGCAGTCCGTTGTAGGTGTGGTCACCACCATCCAAAAAGTACAGTACTATTTGCGCTTTGCCCTACGGGTTTCACGCTGGGCTTGTGCCCTATGTACCTTGCGGTCAATCCGGTCAGCATACATGTTCTCAAGTGCATCGGCTTTCATCTTGCCTCGCACCTTACGCTTACTTGCACTTGCAGTCTTGCCGCCTAGTGTTGGTGCGCTCACCACTCGGACTACGTACTCATAGCCCTTGTGGTTGCGGTGTGTTGCGAAATTTCCCATTACGCATTAGGGTTTTGTGGGTTGATGAACATCTCGAAGTTCCCTTGCACAAGTAAGCGGAACTGCGGGTCACGAACACTTGCATATGCACCACTCACCATGTCTGTGAAGAAGCCGAAACTTGCGTAGGCATCGGTGTGTAAGAAATCCTCAAACAGATTTTCGATGAAGTCGCTACCTAGTGTACGCTCTAGGGCTTGTAGTTGTGCGGTTGTTTTGTCGTTTGTACTCATAAGGCAATGTTGTTTTAGTTTTGATTATCGATTCAACACCACAAACAAACGGCGGGTTTTTTTAATACTATCACAACAAAATGTTAAAATCCCTGCGCATTATGCCCACCAATTTTCCTGCGCACATACAGGATCAGATCACGTGCCCGTATGATGAAGGGGGTTGGTCAGTCAGTCCCTCGTGTAATGAGCAAGGCTTGCCTTGCGAAGGTGTGTATGTGTACGTGTAACACGCGCGTGATTGAAGGCTTTGCCTTTAACATCCTTTAACACTGCGTCAAATATGAGATTTCGCATTTTAAGGGGGTGTAGTGCTCACCAAACCGGATTCAAGGTATGGGAGGTAGGGGGAAGCCGAGATAGTATAGAGATATCCCCCTACCACTACGTAGTAGGGGGTATATCTATAGAAAATAATTGACAAATCCAAATGAAAAAACACGCTTTAACAAAACTTTAACAGCACGTTTTAACAAGGCTTTAACAGAAAATTTTTGTATTCATGTGTGTAGGCGTATGTGCGCACAGGCAGGGGCGCAGGCGTGCCCGCGTGCCCGAGCGGGCGCGTGTGTGTATGTATGTACAGGTGCGCGTGTATGTGCGTATGTGTGCGCGCGTGCATGGGTTGATTCTTCCCACCCTTTTATATATCAACCCCCTACCGAGCGTGTACGTGTGAGCGCATACAGGATCTGGCGGGCGCATAATGCACACGTAAGATAGAAACACACTTTAACAAGGCGTTAACACTTTACAGCGAAAATACCCCCTATGTTTGCGGTGTAACCAAAACGAAATACAATGAAAAATTTACCCGAAAGAACGATTGAACTACTACGTAGAGACATGGAAAAATTTGACAAACAAGTGCGTGACTGCGTGGTACGTATGTACGACTCGATTGTGGTCAATGCAGTGAACGCATTAACCAAAGACCATCCCGAAGTAGTTACACTACTTAAAATTGTTAATGAAGTTGCCGATACACTCGACCTTGTGCATGATGTGTGCAAGGTGACACACGAGCACTTGTGTCACATGAGCCTAGTGTACTCGTACTGCGACTTTGCGCAAATGGGCGGCACACCTACGGACGTGGTTTGTGACTTGATTGGTGACATTCTCACCGATGAAGTAGAGGCTACCACACGTGAAATCTACAGCCCGACATTCGAACTGCTCGACATGGACTCACACTTGCAGGTGTTCGCAACGTACCCGGATTGAGCATACATGATGCACACACGAAGCCCCGCCTTGAGCGGGGTTTTTTTTTGCCCAAATCGAAAAACAACAGTTGCGCGGGGGCATTATGCGCGTCCAGGTGCGCGGGATCAGATCCAGGCGCGCGTGCGTACATACCTGCGCTTAGACCTGCGCGAGCGTGCACATATATGGGCGCATGCGTTACACATATACGCGAGGCTATTTTCAGCCGTTCTAAGGGACTTTCTCCTCTTGGGTGGTGTGTTGGTATTGTTGGCGGTAATGGATTCGTTAGGCGTTCTCTTGGGGTGGTTAGTGCGCCTCCAATGGTGGGGCGTGGGGTTGCGGTTCTCTTGTGGGGTTGTTTGTGGGCGTGATTTGTTCCCCCCCCTCTTGTACGGGGGGCGGGTGGGGGTGCTGTCCGGTGCACCTATGGGGGCGTGGTGCGCTCCGGTGGGTGCATACGAGCCCGTGTGCATACCTGCGCTCCCGTGTGCATGGTGCGCATGCGTGCACAAACGCCCAAACCTGTGCACGTGTTCGCCTGTGTGCACACCCCCCCGTTCGTGCGGATGCGTTCGGGTGCGCGCGCGCTGGCGTCCATATAATATATTATCCCCACCAGAAACATTTCTCAGCAATTTTTACGGATCAGGAGTCATGACCCGTGTTGTTTCAACTGATGTGCCGAATCGATACCCCTATAACAAAACACCCCCCGATAAACGGAGGGTATTTCTTGTCGCTGTGATACGCGAAGCATGCGAAAAATTTTGAGCAAATTAAGGGCCCTTTGAAAACTTTATTCCGACGTAGTATGTCTGAGTTTCTTCTTGAACCGTTCAGTATCCATTGACGCTGATGCTATGGATAAAGAACTATTGTGTCCCAGTACGTCGTTAAGACGGGATGAAGGTACAAGAAAAAAATGAGAATGTCAATAGTATAAAGTACTCAATGACTATGCAAAGTCTTCATAGGTAATCCATACTTTGTTACCATCAAGAAGTTCTCTGGCCACCCTAGGGTATACGCTCTGGTATGCATAGGTACTCTTACCAATGAACCCCTTCATGTCCGCAGAGTTACCCAGGAGTAAGCAACCCGCTGTATGCTCATCCGTGTTTCCTATATGGATTAGTATGTACTCAAACCCTGGTACGTCTCGTACCCACAACATACCGAAGTGCATGTTCGGGAACTTATCTTTATATCTCTGGTGGAACCCGCCTACGGTTCTCAATGTGACACGATACGTACCCGCCGGGATCCTGGTTTCACCCATTACCTTCTCGTCACGATGCTCGTCCTCTAAAGTAAAACAGAGAAACTCTCTACCTTCTTTGCTCTCTAAGTACAATGCTCCAAGAGTAAAGTCGTCTTGGCTATACATTCTTATTACACGTAGTTCCATAATTCCAAAGATAGTATATTTGTAGAATGAGATATAGAAGCGACCAGGTAGACCCAAGAAAGAAGATGTACTCTTCTTATGTTCAGAAAGCGCGCAGCATGCGTCCTTTTACTATGAACGAAGAAGGATCAGATCCAAGCACGGTGAGAATGGCTACAGAGACTTTCGATGGAGAGAACTGGGTTTCATTCCCTACTATTTTTCCAAAGGAGGGCAACACTGGTAGCAGCAACCCACAAGATTGGATTGTCTATGATTCACCAGAGGAAGCATACGAGGAGGCTAAACGTAGAGGTGAGGTGTTTGAATTCGGTAGAGATAAACAGAACGCTTTGATGTTTGGAGAAGGAGCATGGAAGCCTACTGAGTTTACAGAGATGCCTCGGGGTAGAGTTAAGCCATACACTGCGCCATTCCCTTTTAAAAAATACAGACCATGAAACTAAAGAAAACAAACAAGAGTGTTAAGGTGCCAGCACCTAAAGGATATCACTGGATGACAGAGGGTGGTCGTCACTTTCTAATGAAGGGAGACTACAAACCACACAAAGGTGCTTCACCAGATGCGCCCTTCCGCTTAGTTACACATGACAAAGGAAAGAGCACTCCTGCTATGGAAGCGGCTCGTAAGGCTCGTAGTTAAAAGGTTCTTCACCTCGCATCTTTCTATACATGCGCGCTACATATAACCTGCCCTTCTGTGTAAGGGCATAACGTACCTTGTAATTCATCTTGGTTTCGTCTCTAAAGAAATGATCCTCCATGTTCTGGCTAGGCGTGAGTTTATCAAAGTGTTTATATATCCACCCTTCTTTCATCAGAGGGTATATATATCTGTCCGCTAACTTCTTCTGGCTTCTATTCATAGACTCTGCTATGTAAGATATAGTCCAGAACTCCAGATCGTAGATAAAGAAAAGCAAGTCGACCTCGGCTCTTCCTAGATTCATGTTGTCCTTCGCGTCTCTGTACAGGAGATGCATGTTCTTCATCCCGTTCTCTTGTATATATTTCTTCTCAATCTTAGAGAACTCTCTGAACTTCTTCTTTCGGCTTACAGTACTTTTGGGCATATGAGTATCTTTGTTACGTAAAAGTAATACTATGGCATCACTTAGTGGAAATAAAATAAAGGATACGTTTGACAAGTTACTTAAACTTGAATCATCGCAACTTTCAGCAACAGAACAAGTAGTAGAAGACGGGGCGGGAAACAACAGTGCGCTTAAACTTTCTACTGATACAGTAGAGACTACTGGAGAATTAAAGATAACAGGAACACCTTCTACGTCAACAAGCATCACTAAAGCGTTGATGCTCAATGGATCAGGAATTGTCGTCACTCGTGACCTCAATACAAACCCTATCGGCACTGCATCTATTACAGCGAATACTCCCCTGTCAGCAACAGGAAGCACGGTTGAACTACAAGATGCAGGAAACTTAGGGCAGGTTACATCTCCTGCAAATGCAGACAAGTACTTGATCTGGGACGAAAGTGCTAGTGCTTACAAATACATAGAGCAGGTAGACTTAGTAGCCTCAGTCTCTACTCAAGTAGTTGGCACTGGTCTTCAAACTTTATATGCAAGACCACAAAACAGCAATGCTGTAGCCACTGGTAGCAGTTCGCCGGTAGTGCAATTCGCAGAAATATTTGGAGACGATGCTGCAACAGGATCGGTATCAGCAGCAACATCATCAGTAATCTTTGGAGACGCCAATGATTATCTGATTATACCAGAAAGTGGACTCTCTGATCCTAGAGATAATATCTTGGTTAACGAGAAGCAGGGATTCTTTCAGTTGACCGCATCTATAGAGGTGGACTCTACAGCAAACACAGATGTTACTTTCGATATCTATGATGCCAGTGCCGCTTCAAAAATTGCAGAAACCTTTAGAACTGTGAAGAACGGAGAGACTTACCACTTACAGTTCAATGTATTATGGTACAGCGATGGAGCAGCAGGTTATAGGCTACAACTCAGAGGGTCTGCGGGAAGCAGCGGGGTAACCTACAGCGCGGCCAACTCACATCTTGAAGTAAGATTTTTGGGAACAAACACCTCTTTCTAATGAACCATAAGCAGAGACATGAGGCATTCCAACTCATAAGGCTTAAACTAGGGGAGATAGAAGAGATAATGGAGGAGTACGGAGGAAAGAAGCGATACCTATCTATGTATTGTTTTGGAATCTTCGTACCGGAGTCAGAGGAGGATGACGAGAAGTATGAGTTAATTACCGGAATGCAGATGGCTATGCCCGATGAGTATGAGGTAATGATAGATACTTTAGATGAGGTTTTCGACGAGCACGTTAATGGAGACGACGAAGACGAAGACTCAAGTAAAATAGATTACTGGTTAAATAAATAGAATGGAACTTATTAGAAAAATCATCATCGGGACTAACCCGAAAGATGCTATGGCTTACTATGTGGGCCAAAGAGCAGGAGACTCAGTTATTGATTCAATCATACAGGACGAAAGATGTTTTGTTAAATACGGAATAAGGCGTTACCTTGTATACATCTACAACAAAGATGAGGGAACGATGCTTTGGAAAACCGTAGATAACATGCCTGTATTAATTGAACATGACTGCGAATTCTTATGATTGTAATTGACAACTTTATCAAAGACCCTTCCTTTATTAAACAACTGGAGGACAATAAAGACTACCTCTTTAGTGATAACGGATCTTACTACTGGTGGAACGGATGGTGGAACTCACCAGACGATACCATAAAAAAACAACTAATCTCCTATATCTGGAGAGACTATCCGGTATACCCCTCGGTGTCACTAGACGGCTTTGAGTATTGGACAGGCCAGTTCGGAGAAGACAAGGCTAATGCAAGCCTTGGTATGCACCTAGATAAAGATGAGGCGCTCTGGAAAAGCACGGGGGAAGTTTCATCTCCCATTGTAGGCACTGTGTTCTACCCTGTAGAGATGGACATCGACGGCGGATACCTTGAGGTGTTCTCTAATGGCGCAGAGAAACAGCCGGAGCGGATACGTGCAAAACACAACAGGCTAATCATATTCGATGCAGGAGGAACACACCACAGGGTTACAGAGGTAACACGAGGTACCAGATCCGCTATTGCAATCAACCTTTGGGATAAGAAACCAACAGGAGAACTCCAGGAAGAATGAAATCGCTCTATCACTTTTTAGTACGTGTACCTAAAGTAACTAAGGACACTATAGAAGTCAACGGTGAAGAAATGTATCTCGACACCAAGTTTGATGAGTTCAAACACAGAACCATGGAAGGCGAAGTGGTTGCTCTACCAGCCAAGTTTGACACCAATGTTAAAGTAGGAGACACCATGTATTTCCATCACCACGTTGTGCTTGGTGGTAACCACATGATGATGAACGAGGAAACAGTTCAGTTAGAAGAAACCAAGAAGCGTGGTCAGTTCATAAACCCAGATGACGACATATACGTTGTCCACTATGGAGGTAACTTAGATCCTATATCCTGTCAAGCCTACGCATATAAATGCCAAGACACAGGGGAGATAGAGTTGATTAGTGACTGGATATTTATAACTCCAGAGCCAGAGGAAGAGCAAGAGGAAACAATAAAGAGTGACATCATTGAACTCATACCAAAAGCGAATCCCCCTAAAGAAAAGAAAGGATACATAAGATGGTCTTCACCTAAGTTAAAGGAACTCGACTTGAGTCCCGGAGACAAAGTTCTGATTAGAAAGAACTCATCCTATGAGATGGAGGTAAACGGAGAGAAGTTATGGAGAACGTATTTACAATCAATTCATGGCAAAATCGAAGAAGTATAATAACATAGACACCGCTGTGCGTTTGATGCAAGCGATGCAGATTGCTATAGAGAACATGATACAGGAAATACAAAAGCCTGTAGACCAGGAACTTAGCGGTTCTCAACGTAAAGCAGAACTGCAATCCATAAAGCAGACAGCGGTAGATGCAAAAGAACTTATCGTTGAAAGAGAAAGACTCGAGCAACTCATTAAAGGACTCCGGCAAGACGGAGAAATCAAAGAAGAACGAGACTATAGCGGAGGATTCGCAGAGCAATACTCGAAGTAATCAAGTCTTCATATACTGGGATTATTAAATGGCTGGACTTGTAGAGATAGAAGATGAAATTGTCGTCAGTATATGCCCTGACAAAACCGCAGGGGATGTCAGTGTATACTTTGACTTACCCATACAATTCCCAAAGAAACCTGCTAAGAAGGATATACTATTCCATGACAAGTCCAAGGAAGAGCAATACTGGGTAAGAGAGGAACTACCACAGGAACTCAGAAGAATACGCTCTATGGAGGAGTGGATGGAGATGCCAGAAGCGTTCCGAAAGAAGTACACTCCATACATTAGTCAAGAATATAAAAGAAGAAGAAATGGAGTATGGTTCTACAACAACGGGGTACCTACCTACATCACAGGAAACCACTACTTTTTCCTACAGTGGTGTAAGATTGATATCGGATATCCATCCTACCTTGATTTTCAAAGACAACTATTCATACACCTTGACGCTTGCATAGCAGACCCAAGATGTATTGGGCAGGTGTACGTCAAGTGTCGTCGATCTGGATACACCAATATGTCGGCAGCAATACTTGTAAATGAAGGAACACAGGTTAAAGAGAAACTGCTGGGCATTATGTCTAAGACGGGTACTGATGCGCAGGAAAATATATTCATGAAGAAGGTGGTGCCTATATATAAGTCACTGCCTTTTTTCTTTAAACCTATTCAAGATGGTACTACCAACCCCAGGATGGAACTTGCCTTTCGCGAGCCATCAAAGAGAATCACTAAAAAGAACAAAACCTCATCAAGAGGCGAGGCTCTTAATACAATTATTAACTGGAAGAACACAACCAACAACGCCTATGATGGAGAGAAACTACACATGCTGTACCTGGATGAGGCTGGTAAGTGGGAGAAAGGTAATGATATACGAGAGGCATGGCGAGTACAAAGAACTTGTTTGCTTGTAGGTAGAAAGATTGTAGGTAAAGCAATGGTCGGAAGCACTGTCAATCCGCTAGACAGAGGAGGAAGGCAGTACAGGGAACTTTACTATTCCAGTAATGTAAATGATAGAAACGAGAACGGCAGGACAAAGAGCGGCTTGTATGGTTGTTTTATACCAGCATACGATGCCTTGGAAGGTTTCTTTGACAAGTACGGCTTGCCTGTGGTTGATGATCCAGAGAAAAGTCTTATAGGCCTGGAGGGTGAGTATATAAACCTAGGAGCAAAGACTTACTTAAAGAACGAAAGAAAAGGTTTGTCTGGAGACTCTTACGAACTAAACGAAGTTATACGACAGTTCCCTTTTACCGAAGCAGAAGCATTTAGGGATAGCGCCAAAGCATCCTTGTTCAACGTACAAAAAATATACGAACAGGTAGAATACAATGAGGATTTATTTCCGAACCCTGTGGTTGTGGGAAACTTTGTCTGGTCTCTAGGGCAGAAGGATACAGAGGTTGTGTTTAGTCCTGATCCAAACGGAAGATGGAGGGTAGCATGGATGCCACCTGTAGAATTAAGAAACAAAAAGAAGCCAGAGAATGCATGGCTAGGATGCGCTGGAGTTGATAGTTATGATATCGACGCAACAGTGGATGGAAGGGGATCAAAGGGTGCTTGCCATTTCTTTAATAAATTCAACCTAGAGTATCCCTCTAACATGTTTGTAGCCGAGTATGCTTCACGGCCACCATTGGCAAAGATTTTTTACGAAGATATACTAATGGCATCCAAGTTCTATGGATACCCTGTATTGATTGAGAACAACAAATATGGAATCGCAAGGCACTTTGAATCAAGGGGTTACGACCACTTCTTGTTAGACAGGCCTACTCATCTTACTTCGAACTACGGAAGCAAAACAAAAACCAAAGGCATACCATCGAACTCACAGGATGTTATACAGGCCCACGCACAGGCCATAGAATCTTACATACACGCGCACGTTGGTCTCAATGAGCAGACATTAGAATATGGTAAGATGTATTTTGAAAGAACCCTTGAGGACTGGGTAAATTTTAAGATAGACGATCGTACAAAATATGACCTTTCTATATCAAGCGGACTAGCCCTTCTTGCGGCGCAAGGCAACAGGCCCGAGAAACCAAAAACAGATTTCAATAGCAAGCAGTTCTTCCGTAAAGGTCAGATAATTATACGAAGATAATAAGAGGTATATTTGCAACAGTAGCAATCTTAAGTATGGACAACGAATACACAAATGGACAATCTTCATTTCCAGACCCACTATGTGGCGTCGAGGAGAAGATGTCTAAGCAATATGGTCTAAAATATGCGAAGGCCATGTTCGCGCAATGGATTGGAAGTGACTATCAAAATTCATTGTACGGACGCCGGAACAGCGAAATGGAGCGCTGCAGAGATTATGCGCAAGGGACACAAGACACATCTATTTATCGACAGATATTAAACTCTCTTGATAACAACAATGGTGATGGAACCTTGATGACGCTAGACTACACACCGGTTCCCATTATACCTAAGTTCGTTAAGATTGTTGTAAACAAAATTCTATCTAAGGAACCATATCCCCAGATCGAAGCCGTAGACCCTCTGTCAAAAACAGAGAAGGACAAAAAGAAAAATGCTACAATATTGCGTATCGAGAATCGCGATATGATTGAAGAGGCAAAGTCACTAGGGCTGCGCGTAAAGACAGATCCTAGACAACTGCCAGACACCCCAGAGGAAACCGAAATATTCTTAGACACCAACATTAAGACAGACGCAGAAATCTCTGCTCAGATTGCTACTGAGATGACATTGAAGTGGAATGACTTTAATCAATCTATCTACCGTCGCTGTGTTGAGGATTTGACTACACTAGGAATGGGTGTTGCAAAAAGAAGCAATGACCCTAACTACGGAATCAAGGAGGAGTATGTTGATCCAAAGAAATTCATACACAACTATACGGACGACCCAACCTTCTCTGACCTAACATATGCTGGTCATTTCAAGTACATAACAATCATGGACTTGAAGCGCATTGCGGGTAACCAGTTTACAGAACAGGAGTACGAGGTAATTGCTAAGACTGTTATGAACAAGTATGGAAACAATCCTACTCAGTTCTCTACGACAGGATCTGGTTACGATAGACCTGGTACAAGATACCGTCAAGGATACGATGAATACAAGATAGAGGTTATGGACTTTGAGTTCATGTCTGTCGACGACATCATCTACGAGAAAAAAGAATCAGCATACGGAAACATTGGTTTCTACTATAAGGGCAACGAGTACAACGCACCCCAGCAATCTGTATACAACAGAGAGGCGGTCTATATGAAGAACGCTACGGTATACGGAGGTACTTACATTGTAGGTACAGAACATGTGTATAACTACGGCCCAAAGAAAAACATTCCTAAGAATGTGCATGATATTTCACGTGCACGTTTATCATACAGCATTGTCGCAACAAACATCCGTGGAATGATACCTAAGTCAATGGTATCCTCTGTTATCGGATTTGCCGACATGCTCCAGATCACACACTTAAAACTTCAGCAGTCTATTGCTAAAGCAAAGCCAGATGGGATTATTATTGATATTGAAGGCTTAGAGAATGTTCAACTAGGACGCGGTGGAGAACTGCAGCCACTAGAGATTCAAGACATCTACGAACAAACTGGTGTGTTCTATTACCGTAGTAAGAATCCAGAGGGAGGTTTCCAAAACCCACCTGTCAGAGAAATAGGTAATAGCATTAGAAACATACAGGAACTTGTGGCTCTTTACAATCACTACTTACGTATGATTAGAGATGCAACAGGTATCAATGAGGTTATGGATGGAACCACTCCAAAAGGAGAAGCCTTAGTGGGTGTGAATCAAATGGCCGTGCAAGCCGGCAACAATGCTATATACGACATCACTAATGCAGCGATGGTTTTATACAAAAAAGTATGTGATGATATTGTTCGCTGTTTACAGGTGATACCACCAGACAGTATACTGTATAAAGTATACACAAATGCAGTTGGAGAAACCAACATGGCCGTACTTAGTTCTTTCCATAATCTATCTATGTACAACTTCGGAGTAGTGGTTGTTACTGAGATGAATGAAATGGACAAGCAATACCTAGAACAAAACATACAGATTGCTCTTGGACAAAAAGAAATTGACCTTGAAGATGCGATTGCCATTCGTCAGATTAAAGACGTGGAACAAGCAGAGAGACTCTTGGTGGTTCGCAGAAAGAAAAGAATCAAGCAACAACAAGAGATGATGGCGCAGCAGGCTCAGATTCAGTCTCAGTCAAATCAACAGGCATCACAAGTGGCTGCTCAAATGGAGATGCAGAAAAAGCAACTCGAAGCCCAGATCGAAGCACAGCGGATTCAATTAGAGACGGAAGCCAAAGCACAACTCATACAACTAGAGTATCAGTTCAAGATTCAAATAGAGCAACTCAAAGGAGAGTATGGTGTGGTTGAGCAACAAGTAGAAAGCGGAGTTCGCATGCAGGCTGAAGCAGAAGCAGAAAACCGTAAAGACCAAAGAATAGATAAACAAGCGTTGGCTCAAAGCAAACTAATCGCTCAACGCCAAGGCGCCCGCCCACCTCTTGATGAGGATATAGTAACCAAACTAACAGTATCATAATATGTCTTGCTCTTGCTCAACAAGCCAATGTTCTTGTGGAGATCCCACAAACGTAAACATGAACAACGCTGCACAGGTAAACATATGTGCCCGTCGCGGCGATACGTTTCAATTAGACGCCCAGGTAAAGGACTCTGATGGAACGGCATTAGACCTAACACTGTACACGTATAAAATGGAAGTCAGAGAGTATGATGACGGCCCATTAATTATACCTAGTACAGACATAACAATTAGCGGCACCAATGTTGGTGCTTTAACTATTTCTATTTCCGCTACAGATATGCAGGTGGAGCCCGGTACTTATGTATACGGCCTGCAGGCTACACTAACTTCAGACAGTAGTGTAGATACATGGTTCTATGGAACCTTTGATGTAGTGCAGGATATAGTGCAATAACAAAACCAAAACCAATGGCCAAAATAGATGTCACTGTAGAAAACGGATCTGGACTTGTCTTTGACTTGACAATACCTCCTTGTACAACTATCCTTGTTACAAAGGGAGATGTCAAGCAACTTCCTGGTGCTAAGGGTCAACCGGGTGATAAAGGACAGAAAGGTCAGAAAGGTGCTCAAGGCGAAAAAGGAATTGAGGGCGCTAAGGGTGCTGAAGGCGCGAAGGGCGCTGAAGGTGCGAAGGGACAAAAGGGCGCTCAAGGAGAAAAGGGTGACCAAGGCTCAAAAGGTGAAGAGGGTTCTAAAGGAGAAGAGGGAACTAAGGGCGCACAAGGTGATAAGGGTAGTCAAGGTGACAAGGGTAGCCAAGGCGACAAAGGTGCCCAGGGCGCCAAAGGCCAAGAAGGTTCTAAGGGTGAAGAAGGAGACAAGGGACAAAAAGGTATAGATGGAACTAAAGGCGCCCAGGGTGACAAGGGTCAAAAGGGTAGCCAAGGTGACAAAGGACAAAAAGGTATAGACGGCACCAAGGGAGAACAAGGTGATAAAGGTGCACAAGGCGACAAAGGTGCCCAAGGAGACAAGGGCGCACAGGGCGATAAAGGAGAACAAGGAGAGAAAGGTATAGATGGAACCAAAGGTGCGCAGGGAGATAAAGGTGCACAAGGTGACAAAGGTGAACAGGGAGAGAAAGGTATAGATGGCACTAAAGGCGCACAAGGCGATAAGGGTGCTCAAGGTGATAAGGGCGAGAAAGGTATCGATGGAACCAAGGGCGCTCAAGGAGATAAAGGAGAGAAGGGTACCGCTGGAGATAAAGGTGCACAAGGAGATAAAGGAACAGCGGGAGCCAAAGGTGCACAAGGAGCATCTGGTGAAGGTGGTTCTAAGGGTGATCAGGGAGATAAAGGCCAGAAGGGTACTACTGGTGATAAAGGTGCACAAGGAGATAAGGGTGCACAAGGAGCGTCTGGTCAAGACGGGTCTAAAGGTGCCCAAGGTGAAAAAGGTACTGCTGGTGATAAAGGTGCCCAAGGCGAGAAGGGTACTACTGGTGATAAAGGTGCACAGGGTGCTTCCGGTGAAGGCGGAGACAAAGGCGCCCAGGGTGACAAAGGAGAAAAGGGTACCGCTGGAGACAAGGGTCAGAAGGGTGAACAAGGCCAAGAAGGTATTGGTGTAAAAGGTGCACAAGGCGACAAGGGTACCGCTGGTGACAAGGGTGCACAGGGTGATAAAGGTGCACAAGGAGATAAAGGTGCTCAAGGTGCCTCCGGTGAAGGTGGCTCGAAAGGTGCCCAAGGCGATAAGGGTGCACAAGGAGATAAGGGTGCACAAGGAGAGAAGGGTATCGACGGCACTAAAGGCGCTCAAGGAGATAAGGGTGCCCAAGGAGCATCGGGTGATGACGGAGCGAAAGGTGACCAAGGAGATAAAGGACAAAAAGGAACTGCTGGCGACAAAGGCCAGAAGGGTACTGCTGGAGATAAGGGTGCTCAAGGTGCCTCCGGTGAAGGCGGAGACAAAGGTGCCCAGGGAGACAAGGGACAGAAGGGTATCGATGGTACTAAAGGTGCACAAGGAGACAAGGGACAGAAAGGTGCCCAAGGAGATAAGGGTCAAAAAGGTGCACAAGGAGATAAGGGAGAAAAAGGTACTGCTGGAGACAAGGGTGCGCAAGGAGCGTCCGGTGAAGGCGGAGCGAAAGGTGCACAAGGAGATAAGGGCCAAAAAGGACAGACTGGAGACAAAGGTCAAAAAGGACAGACTGGTGATAAAGGTGCTCAAGGCGCTTCTGGTGAAGGCGGTGCTAAGGGTG